CCACCACCACCACCTGATCCAGCAACTTGTTCCCAAGCAGAACCAGTATCTCTAAATAATCCATAAGGTGAATCAGTAGCAATAAAAATTCTACCAGCAATACCAGCAGCTGGTCTATTTGCAGTCAAATCAGAATAGAACATTGGAGTCCCTTTCTGATTCAGTATAGAGAGATCCAGTGTTATCATTATATGTAAAGTTTACGGATTACAATTAATTGGTTTCCTGTATTAATAGGTGTGGCAAATGTTAATTGGTATTGTGTAGTATCAATTTCGCCCCTATTTCCTGAAATTCTTAACGATTGATTAGGAAGCAATGGCACTTCTCCAATTACTAAGTTTGTGGTACCTGAATTTATAAATGTAATATCGTTGCAGTCAGATCCAATATTTGCAGTAGTGTAGAAAACTTTAGTTTCTACATAATATTTTTGATATGCTTCACCAGTTGATTTGGAAAACTTATTTTCCATTTCATACTTTGATCTTTCATTTGCCTGTTTAGTATATGCTAATTTCAACTTATCAGCTGAAATTTCATCCTGAATATTTATTTGTAAATGTTTTGGATTCATTGTATTAAATTTTAGCACATATCAGGAAATTGACCAATACCTCTAAGGATTGATCCTTTGCTTAATGCAGCAGCAGTTTGTTTTGCTGCTTTTTTTTGTTTTGCAGTAGCAGCAACCTTTTTAACTACTGGAGCAACTTTCTTAACTGCTTTACTTACTTTTTGAAGCAAAGATGGTTTAGCAAATTGTTCAGCAGTAATTTTTTCAGGTGCTGGAACTTCAATTTTATAAGATGCTTTCTTTCTCATTGATAGCAACAAAATTGCACCACCAGCTAACAGGATATAAATTAACCCTTTGTTTTTCATTTTCTACTTTTTATGTAAGTTGCTATCAAATACGCACCAATTCCATATATCAATATCCATTTACCATATTTTTCAATATAAAATGGCACTGATCCTTTTTCCTCTTTTTCTACTTTTTCAACTTCCTTTTTTTGTTGTTCAACTGCTTGTTTAACATCCCCTGAAAATTTAAAACTATCAGCAGTATGTAAAACAAAATACGGCTTATTGTTAAAATCAATAAACTGCCAATAAACTTTACCACCTCTTTGAATATAAGAATAAACTTGTCCAACTGGTGAACCAGCAACAATAGTTCCAATTTTTACCAATGATGAATTTAACCTTGTCAAATCCTTTTTGGCAAATAATGTTTTCCCGATAATCTTATCAGCAGTTATTTCAGGCATTTTTATTTTCTTAACATTTTTAAAAGAAAGTTAAATTGCATTTTATCAGTTTCAGCCATTTCGCAAAGTAATTCAAGATCACTTGCTAACTGATCATCTACCAATTTAAGCCTTTCAACGGCTTCATAAATACGTTCTTCGTTGTCAATTTCGGTTTCCTTTGTCATGGTTTCCGTTTTAATTCCAGCTACATGAGTTACCTTTTGTGTAGGTGCAAATAGGCTGGAAAGTTGTGAAAGAATCATTGTCTGAATTTGTGGAGATTTCATTAAACCAGCAAGAAAATTTTCATCTTCAGGTTCATCATCATCTTCATCTTCCTCAATTTCTTGCTGCATTTTTAAAGCAGCTATTTCAGATCTCAAAGCATTAATTTCATTCATTACATTTGGGTTAAAACTTCCCATTTGTTGATATGGCATTATTGATTGTGCTTTGTTAAGCTGAAATGTAATTGAATTAAGGACTTCGGTTTTTTTACCTTTATTACCTAAAATTTGAAGTAGATATACGTTTGTATTGTCAGGATTAGAAAGAACTGAAGCAAGTGCCTCATGCAGCTTTTCTCTACCTAAAACCTTGTCGGCTCCAGTGTAAGTAAAACGGCAGTATGACTGATCAGGTTTATGACCAGCGTAAACACTATATCCAGCATCATCATACTGGTCATAGTAGTTTAAAATATCTTCAGCATTGTGAAGTTCAGGTTTCCAAGTTGCCATACAATTATATATTAAAGGTGAAGGAAAAGTGGATTAATTAGGCATAATAAACCCCAAAACAAATGCTAAAGTTAGATGCACTGATAGAACTATAAGCAGTAGGTGTTTGAATATAAGATTTTGCCCAAATAATTTGTTGACCAGCAAATGGTGTAATATCAAAACTGAAAGCACCAGTAGCACTATTTGTTGCCACCCTGTTCAATTCCAAAACAGGAATCCTGTTTACTGATTCTTTATCATTGTAATAAAGTACCAAATAAGTATTTTTCAAATTTGCAATTGTCAAAAGTGGATTACCACTCAATACACTATTTGTAATGGTGTCAGGAGTGTAGCAAACCAAATTAAGCAAAGATACAAAGCGAAGTTGAGGCTGGTCAGGAAAGTAGAAACGGGTTCCTGTGGAAGATTGTGGAACTACCACTTCAATAAATTCGTATTGTTGAACTTTGTTCATTTTCTTTTATTTTAAGATAAAAAAGTAGGGGTTCTATGTTTAACGTGGCATCCCCCTTTCCATTTCAGAAGTTAATCCAATTAAAACTAACTGGAGTTACGTTTTGTGCTAATTAGCGGACGGGCGTGACGTTCTGCGCCAAAATGCCGCGCATAACCACAACGATCCTTGGAGCAACACCAGCCTGAAGTGTAGAAATTGCACCCGGAAGTTCTAAGCTAATTACGTTATTTTTAGAACCTACCAATACAATGTTTGGCTCTACTGGATAGTATCCAAATTCAGTTGCATCATTTTGATCAATAGTAGTTGCAGTTGCAGCAGCTCCCTGTTGAGTTTGTGGCACATAAAGGTACCGGTACAAATCCATTGCAGGTACAATCTGCCTGTTATTTACTACAACTGAAAGTTTACCATTATACAAATTGTACAAAGCAGCAGAAGCTCCTGAAGTACTAAATGCAGTTGCATTTGGATATGTATACAAAGGAAATGCGGTTGTTGTTGATGCGGCTGGAATTGCTACAAAAACACCAATAGAACTAACTACAAATGCATCTTGAAGGTTCAAGAGGTTATTTGTAGCAAAATTGGTTCCAGCACCTACACTGTTAACCAAAATAGGAATTTGGTAAGAAGTAGTTGTTGTTGACATTGCTACTTCAGAACGAATATAAGACTGGGATAGAACTGCTTGACCAGCAGAAAAACCAGCATTGTTAACGAGATTTTTGGCGTTGTCAAAAACAAGCCTTGCACCATGTTGTGTTGCCATTGTTATTATTTTTTACAAATTTAATTAATAAGAATATTCTTCATCCATTCCAGCAATAACTGAAAGATTATCTTCACCATAACCAGCAATTACAGAAAGATTATCACCAGCCATAACGCTAACAGGAATTTCCATTGCGTTATCAATGGCACCAAGTACACCAGTTGACTGAAGCAGTCCAAGACCTCCAGCAGCTACCATACCATCACCAATTGACTTACCGAAAGATCCTTTCAAAAGTTTGGGGAAAAATACACCAAGTGCAATTACACCAGCAGATTTCAGTTTTGGATCCAAGTTTGGAAGGATTTTACCGCTGGATGTCAAAACCCTTGCAGCAGCAGCACCAGCAACAAGACCAGCAGCATCCATAATAAAACTTTTTCCGATTGCTCCCATTTTGCGAGATTTTCTCCTACGGCTGGGTGCAGACCTTTTTTTTCTACGTGCCATTTTTTTTGTTTTTTTTTGTTTATGTGGGAAGCAATCCCAAGAAGTTTAATGTATCTTATTTATAATACCTGAAATTATAATTTTTTGATTTTTTCTATTGTCCAATGCTTTCAAAGCTTTTTTTAATGACATAAAAAACTTTTTCTTTTTTGTTGGACTAATATATTCACCAATACCTTGAATTTTTTTCATACCCTCTTTTTGAATTGCTTGGGTTCCGTATTTTTTTCTAATTTGATCAATAGTTAATTTACCCCTTCCAGCACTTTCAATACCTTTATAATACCACATTTTTTTAACTGGTGCAAACATAAAACCAGCGTTTTTTAATTCATTTCTTATCGGATAAGTATTTCCACTTACCCATATCCATTTACCAATTAATTCAACATTAAGTGAAGGTATACCTATAATTGCATCAACTGCTTGTCTTAAATTTTCGTCAAGTTCAATTTCATTTGCAATATCATTTGCAGACAAATTACTGCCTGACATAATTGTTTTAAACAATCCTTCATATTCCTTTTGAAGCCTTTGAAATTGCTCTTTTGTACCTCCAGCATCAGGATGGTAAACTTTCGCTAATTTAAAATAAGATTTTTTTAAACTATCAATATCAGTTAATCCCTTTAAATCAAAAAATTCATATAAGGCACCAATTTTTTTAATACCACTTACAACCTTAATATTTACGTTATGACTTTTACTATCCTTGTGAATATCTGTAACCCTTTTTGATGCAACTTTTTTAGGTGCAGTTTTATTTTTAGGTGCATTTTTTTTAGGTAGCGCTTTCTTTTGGGGTGCAACTTTTTTTGGTGCAGCTTTTTTTGGTGCAGCTTTCTTTTTTACGGCACCAATTTTTTTACCATATATATGGGCAAATGCTTCCTTTAAAGAAACACCAGTTTTTTTCCTGTATTCAATTGCCTTTTTGAACTTATCCTTTGCTATTTTTTGTGCCTGTGTCATAATATTATATTATTAAAGGTGAAGGAAAAGTGAATTACTTTTTGCGACTTATTAAATAAATAATTACGGCACCACCAATAACAATGGGCAAATAATTCATTTTTTTAGATCCATCAGCATTAAAATTTTCAGCCTGATCAATAATTTTATCTACTTCATCCTGTGAAGCCTGTTCTATTTGTGCATCTGCTTCCAATTTCTTTTCCACTACATTTTTAACTTGCTTTGCTAAAACTTGTTTTCCAACTTCAGCAACTTCCTTAACATCAATTCCCAATTTTGAAAGAAATTCAGCCAATTTGATTAAAATCGGGGCAGCAGTGGCAGCAGCAGCAGCAGTACCAGCAGCAACTACACCTATTTGACCTTCAGAAGCAAATTCAACATCTGAACCTAAAAGCCTTTTTTTCTTTGCTCCCTGTTCGGTTTTTCTTAAAAGTTCATTAGGATTACCACCCAAATTTTTCCACCAGTTTTGGGTATCATCTGCCCTATTAGTAAAAGCATTTTTCAATTTAGTAGCCAAACCCATGAAATTTAGACCAACCAACAACAAGAAAGATCCTCTTGCCGGTGCCAATGCAATTTTAAGAACTATTTTCTTTTTTTCTTTAGGTTTTGCAACTGGAGCAACTGCCTTTGATGCAGTTTTCTTTTTTGCAGCTCCTATTCCTGAAACTGAATATAGTGGCATAGTGAGTTCTTTATCTATTTTATGATAATATGTTTTCCTTTCGTTAAATGTTGATAGCACTGGATCAATAAAATATTCATTACCTGACTGATCCTGAATAACTGCAAAAACATGATGCGGAATTTCATCCAGCAGTTTATAACTGGCAAACCGATAATAAATTTTGTTATCAATTAATCCTTTGCGTTTTAGACTATCTAAAACACCGATTATAAAAAGTGCATAATTTTTGCAATCGTTTTTTCCCAGCGACAAAATAGCACTAGGCGACATTATCCTTTGTGCTTTATCAGATTCTATCTTATACCTGACATTCTTTTTAAGAAAGTCAAATAATTTCTTTGCAGTTTGAATACCATTACCTGAATAAAAATCTTTGCTAATTTTATCGTATTCACTTGCGTACATTTTATGTGCAGAAAGCATAGCAGATATAATATCGGGAACCTGTTGATCCCTGACTATCATTTTGGAGTTTCCACCAAAACTTTTTAATCTACCCAAAAGTATATTTTTCTGCATTAAATTAAATTCGCTTTGTAATCAAAAGGAACCACAATACCATCAAAATTACCAGTTCCTTTTATTGTGTATTGCAAACCTTTTTTCAACCAACCTTTTGAAGTAATTAACTGGAGTATACCAATAGTTGGTGAAGCCTGAATTTTTAATTCAGATTCTGATTTTGCAGCAATTTTTTGTTCACCAAAGTTTGAAAAATCAGCTATTAACTTATCCCCTAAATAAACTTCGCCAGTAATTGCGGAAAGTTTTGCAGTTTGTCCTGTTGGGTTCTGAACACCAAACACCAGTTCAAATTTTTTATTTGCGTAACGCAATTTTTTAAAGATCAATTTTGTTTTTGCAGCAAGTTGACTTTTGCCGAGCAAATACCATCCAGTTAACCCTGCTAAACCGATTAAAATCCAATTTCTCATTTTCAAAATTTTCAAATAATTACCCAAAATTACTAAAAAATATTCAAAAAAACAAATTTAGGTCAATCAAGGTCAGAAATCGGGTCAGTTTATAGGTACACTTTCCCCCCCCTAAAGGGGGGAAAGTGTCCTAACCCAATTTCCTGAACCATTTTGACCAAGAGTAAAACTGACCCAAACTGACCAAAATCCATCTAATTCACTTTTCCTTCACCTTTAGCAAATAAAAAAGGGGCAAATTGCCCCTTTTGTGTTTGTACGCAGTGTTAATCTTTGTCAGGATGCACCTGTGAGGTATTCTCTGCCCTCAAATTCCTTCGTTCTCTTGCAATACAGGTTCACATACCACCCACCACTTTTTAGGGCAAATTTGAGCATATTTTGCACGTTGTTAATATTCCGATATTTACGAGGTGCAATTCCAGTTTCAGGTTTGAAAAAAATTATTGCAGTATAAAGTTTCATTTTGTTAGATATTTTCTATTTTTGCAATGAAGGGAAAGTGGTTTTTCGTTTGAGAGATCATTTGTCAAGTAGGGGTGGGGGTTCTTCCATCCCTATTTTTTTTGTTTTTTTATTGTACACAATTTTATCATTTCTGAATTTCCATTTTCATATACAATATGCTGCCATATTACAAAAGGGTATGGCATTTTAAAAGATTTGCTATAATGATCAATTTCATCAAAAATTTGATTATTAAATTTTTTTCTTACAAATTGTATTCTATCTGAATTTGTTATTAATATTCTACTTTGAAATTCCATATTTTATTTTTGTTTGTAGGTATCCCCTGACTTGATTATTGATCCATCCAGCAACCAATCTTTCAAAAGTTTTTTGCAAGTTGTGGAACCCTTGCCAGTAAATTCTTCAAGATCAGATAACATTTCAGAATATTTACGTGGTTCAAACAGGATCCTATTAATTAAGCTGGTTTTTTCCATTCCGAAAATATAGGTTCCTGTGTTTTCTTTAGTATTATTCGCTTGTGTCCAGCTGGTTCCTGAATAGTAAATTGAAATTGGGTTAAATTCATCGGATGACCGCAAAAAAGTTGCTGAAATATCAATAGTTTTGTTTTCCTTGTTCTTTTCAATTTTCAATACACTTTGTGCCTTTCTATCTAAATAAGATCCAATGTGACCAATTGAATTTTGATCTTTTTTACCCAAATGAAGAACGCATAAAATCAATAAATTGTGAATTTTGGTTATTTTTTTTAACCATTGTATAAGGAAAAAACTTTGCTCAACTGAATTAAAATCAGAAATAAGATCAAGTATTCCATCCAGTACTAAAATTGAGCAATCAGGGTTTTCCTGCAAATAAATTTCAATCATTTGCTGAATTTCATTTGGACTATCTTCCCTGAATAAAAAACTATCAAAATTGTGTGGCAAATGATCAGTTATTATTTGCGTTCTGATCCTGTCCAATACCCTGTAATAGTCAAAATCTGAACTTTCCGTATCTATGTAACAAATACGTTTCCTGTTGGATGGAAATTTTAATTTCATTCCAAATATATCCCAAGTTGTAAAAGCTGAAGCAATGGCACTAGTAATAAATGTACTTTTACCGGCTTTTGGTAATCCCTGAAAACAAACAAAACTTTGCAAACAACCTATATTTTTACCATCAATAGTAAAAATTATATTTTCATCAGGTGGAGTATAGTTTTGTTTAAATTTACGAGATAACAATTTGTCGTGTAGATCATTTGTCATTGGTTTACACTTTTTAAATTATTATACTACTTTCCTTTTCTCCTTTGGTTTCAATGAATCCACAAAATTCATCTGCAATATTATAAGATTCTTTGATCAAGTATGTAATATCTTCAGGGGAAAGATCTTCAATTTTGTTTTTGCGTAATTGTGCAGACAGGATATTCAAAGCCGTTATTTCCATTTTTGACATCCCCGCCATTAATATAACCTGACCAAATTTGTCCTGCATTGGGTGAACAGGCATTGCTGGAAGATCTTTGTTTCTTTGCGACATTTTTAATTTTATTTAAGGTTAAACAATAGGGGCAAAGTGGTTTCCCTACCCTGCCCCTGTATGTAGTAATTGTGAAAAGTTTTGAGCAATTAACGCACTTCATTATTTCTTTGAGTGTTGCGTTCTTTTACATTAGCTTCATATTTCACAAAATCTTCCATTGCAAATTTCATTGAAAATTTGCGTAAAAAATAAATTTTTGCTAATCCTTCAGATGGATATTCAGCATTGGAAAGCAAAATAAAAGGTTCATTTGCTGAAATAAATACTTCAAACCAGTATTTATTCCCGTTCATTGTGTAAGGTTTCATTTTAAAAATTTAATTTAAGATCCAAAACTTGTTGTTCGTAAAGTTCAATTGATGCTGCAATAATTAACCTCAATTCATGCACCAATGAAAGATCAGTGTGAAGCTGGATAATTTCATATTTTTCACCATTCGCCTGAAAACTAATTTTGATATCTGAGTAATCGGTTAATTCCTGATAATTTTTTAACAAATTAATTTTGTACTGGATATGTTGAATATCCAAAAAAACTTCCCTTAATGGGTTAAAAAGGTATTGTTGCATAATTAATTATTTTGCATTTCAGCATATCTACCAAAATGATAGCCTATGTGGAATAGTGTTAATTCAGATGGATAAAAAATTTCAATACGACCACCTTCCAGTTCAGTGAAAGGAATGTTCCGATTGATCAAAAAGGTCATCAGACCATAAAGATAGTTGTGTACTATTATGCTTTTTTCTTTTTTTTCTAACATTGCTAAAAAATTTAAGAATTGATAAAATTTGTAAAATGATCAGTAACCCAATAGCAATTGGGATTCCTATTAATACCAAGTATATAACTGATATTAACCAAGCAAAAACCCTAATCATAAATTATCGGCAAAGCATAAAAGAATAGCACCAAGAACAATTAGCAGAATTTGAATTGCAGTTTTTTTCATTGTTTTTCGTTTTTGAAGTTTAAAAATCATTTGTTACTGCGAATCTAATTAACTTTTTTCCAATTTTCCAAATTTTAAAGACAAAAAAGGGGAAAATAAAAATTTTCCCCGTACAAACACCTCATTTTATGAACCTATAAACTATTTTAAGAACAATTCCCGTTCTAATTTTCTCCTATTTGTTAATCCTTTAACTTCTTTTCCTTGCACCTTATTCCATCTTAAAAATTGATCAGCAACCAGTTTTTTATCGGCACCTGAATTTAGCAAACGCAATAAAGTACTGGATCCAAATGCACCAGTGCCTATATTATAAGCTAAACTTGTCATTGCTGCCATCATATTTGCAGTGACAGGAACTTTGATAAGTGCTTTAATTTTCTTTTCACGTTCTGCAACATCCTGTTTTAACCATCTTTCAGCAGTTGCAATATCTATTTTATCTCCTTGCTTAATTGCTTGTCCTGTATCTTTATTTATAGTGGAACCAAAACCAATTGTCCAAATGCCTCCAGTATCAGGATAACTGGTAAGTTCAAGACCTTCAAACTTTTTGATTATATTTAATGCACTCACTTTTTTACCAATTAACAGGATAAATAAAATAGCTAAACCAATATAAAGTTTTTTTTTATTGGACATCACTATCTTTTGCCAATAAACCAGTAATGGCAGCAGCAATACCAGCAATAATTGTTATCCAGTTTTTTTGAGCAATACCATCCATGATTAAAGATCCACCAGCAATAGATCCAAATAATGAAGTTTTAATATTCTTTAATATTCTTTTCATACTATTTCTTTTTAAGTTGTTTTAAACCTACTAAGATTGAAATTGTACAGGATATTGTACTTGCACTAAGAAAAACAATATTTGCTAATTCAGATATGTTTTGCACTCCTAATAGGGAAAACAAAATAGTGCTAAATGTAGCAATATGTGTTGGATCAGTTTGTGTCTGCATTATGCTCCTGTTCATCTTTAAACCTTTCGGCAATTTTGTTAAATGCTTGAATGGCAGTAAAGGATTCATCTATTTTAGAAAATACCCCTTTTTGTGTTGCAAGATCTAAAATAGCCTTTAAAATTTCCAATGCTTGTTTTTCGTTCATTTTGTCAAAATTTAAATTGTTATAGAATCAAAGTTAAATCAAGTTGATTACATATCCATTCATAGGCTGATTGGTTAATGTCAGCAGTTGAATCCCATATTGAATAATCAGGTTCATTTATTGTCAAATTACCTTCTGAAATTAACACTGATTCAATATCTGAAGTATATATTGCCCAATAAAATCTTGCCCAATCTTTTAAATTATCTTTTTCAATATAGGCATCAATCCAATTACCTGTTTCAACTGATCCATTTGCCCATATTTGCACTGGTTGTATTGCTTTCATTTTATTTTATTTTTAGATTACTAAAGTCCATCCTGTTGACTTGTAAATATATAAACCCTCAACTGCATCAGTACAATAGACAATTAAACCAACTGCTGGTGTTGCTATTGCTGTTCTTTGTGCATTTGTCATCCGAGGTGGAAGAAAACCACGATTAGTTGATTTCATTTCTACTAATGCTGATGCAGTTACAGTTTCTGAAGTAGATCTATTAGTTGTAAATATTGTAAGATATTGCTGAATTGCACCATTTTGTAAAAGTCCAATAGATAAACTTCCACTTCTATCAATAAGGCTTAAATCCCAAATACTTCCAGTACCAGCAACAATACCTAAACCATAACCTCCATCATAATAGATTTTTCTTGAACCATAAGATCCACCAGTAATAGATAATCCACCAGCAACATCAATTACCGAACTAAATTTGGAAGTGCCAGCTACATTTAGTGCATCTGAAGTTATTGTTGCAGTTCCTATATTTACTTTACCAGCAAAATAATTTGGATCACTTGCCCCTGCTTGATAAATACCCCATCTGTTTGTAAAAGTAAAACCAGAACCATAATCATCAAGTGAATTAAGCAAAAGTGAATAGGCATTGATTATTGTCAAAGTTCTTGTTGAACCGACCGCCCTATAAAAGCCTAAATTTTGAGATACGGCTGCATGAGATATTGTACCATTATGACTGCCCTGAAATTGGATTTGACTTTGTTGTCCAGTCATTGCCCTAATTCCTGTGGATTGAGTCATTTGTATTGTATGACCACCTGAACCAAAATCAATACTATTTACACTAACATTTGCACTAGCAAGGTTTGACTGTGCAAATGTTGCATTTCCTAAAAAGTTTTGCAAATTTATAGCACCATTGGCACCATATACATTTCCCAAATTTGAAGAAGAAAAACCATTTGCATAACTTAAAGTATTTGTTCCTATAACTGCATAACTTGATCCACCAGTTCCAGCAGTCAAAGATGAAGAAAAAGTGGTTTGTGGGGCAAAAGATAAATTAAAACCACCTGAAGAAACTACCCTATTTCCTGTTAAAGTACCATCAGCATTATAAATATTTGTACCACCACCACCACCTGATCCAGCAACTTGTTCCCAAGCAGAACCAGTATCTCTAAATAATCCATAAGGTGAATCAGTAGCAATAAAAATTCTACCAGCAATACCAGCAGCTGGTCTATTTG